CATCGCTATTTGGGTGCCATCCGGCAAGGAGTTAATCACCGTACGGCGGATGTTGTTCCTGCCGATTGCGTACTGCGCAATCGATCCGCTGCTGAGTTGAGGATAGTAAAGCATTAGCTTCTGTTCTCCCGGATCACCAACGTGGTGCTGCCACGGCCTTCGTCCAGCAATTTTTCCCGCATTTGGTCGGTCTCCAGGCTGCAGCTAAGATACTGGATGCCATCCCAGGGATCGGTGAAACTGAATTGCCCGGACGCGCCTTCCTGAATGCGAAAGAATTCGCGCAATGCATTCATCTCCGTTTCATTCAGTAAATCCAGCGAGACGATCCAGCGATGCAGCAGTTGCGGGTAATCGCAAAACCGCTGCTCCGAACCGTCGACGAAGCGAAGCACCTGTGTGGAGAAACCGTAAGTTTTATTCGCGGGATACTGCAACACCGCGCCGGTGCTAAGAATGGGAAATGTACTCATATCAGAGGCTCGCGATCACATCGTTCAAGGGATGGGAATTCAACATCGCGGCGCGCACCGCATTGGCGATGTCGTCGCTCCGGTCGAGAAAGGATTGGCTATCCATCGCGCTGACGTTCACCTGGACAGTCTGTCCGGCGTGCGTGGAACTGGCGGCGGTGGAGGAGGGAGAAGTCTGGGCCAGCGATCGTACCTGGCCGCCTTGTCCGTAATCCACCGGCACGGGCGTGCCGCCGGGTCCATTGATTCCCGCCGCGTATGAAATTGAACTGGGCAGCGTAAAGGGCGTCAACGGCTGGACAGTCCGGCTGCCGCCACCAAACAAGCTAAACAGTCCCTGCACCAGCGAGCTAATGCCTGAGCCGCCTCCGAGTAAACCACTGGCCAAGCTTCCGAGTGTGCTGCCCAAAGAGGACGACCCCGATGAACTGTTCGAGGTGTGTTGGACGGCGGCGTCCGCATCCAATTGCGCCTCGCTCTGCTGCTGCGCATTCAGGGCCGACAGTTGCGGCGCCAAGTCGGCGATCTGACTGCCGATCGTGGTGCTGCTGCCGATCGGGGTACTCGGCAAATTATCGATCGTCAGCCCTGGAAAGGTAGCTTGCCCCAGAAGATCGCCGCGGTGGCGATGATTGCCTAGCCGGTCCCCCAGCAGGCTCGTTAGTTTATGTTTGGCCATTCCGTATCTCCGTAATCAGTTCGTTTTCCAAGATGCTTAGCGCCTCGACTAAGCGGCTGGGGAGAGAATTGATGTCCCCCCACCCGAACAACTTCCGAACCTGGAATTCCTCCAAGAACCCCTGGCTCACCGCGCTGATATACGACACCGGACATTGTTGTGTCGTAGTTCGCCGGCGCGCCCACGCGATGTGCGGTTTCCCCCTCTCTGCTTCGGGAATCCACCCACATCGGCGCTTTTGTTGCAGACCGCTCTTCCTGCAGGAGTCGCACTTCCACGCGGCCCGATTCGCAAACTGGAAATGGAAGGCGACGACTAGTTTTTTCTTTCTTCTTCCGATAGACCGCACTCGGCCTGAATGGCCGCGACGATCTCCTTCGAGAGCGCCTCCGGTCCCTTGGCGATCAATAGGTCGGCGGTAACCGGCTGTCCGTCGATCAGCATTCCTTCCACGCCAGCCAAGCCCCAACGCAGGTACAGGTTTTCGATCTCCTGCCCGAGCAGGTTCGCTTCCACCCGCTCCCCAAACTCACTGCCGGCTTCTAGAAACTCCAGTTTCGGAGCGATCTGCCGGATCAGGTGACAGAGATCGACTCGCCGCCCGAACGACATGCGCTGAATCGCGAATTGAACGCCGGGCAGAACTTTCGAAGCAACGACCTTTGCGCTCTCGTAATCCTGCAAGTTGGCCGGCTTCTTAGCCGAACGCGACAAAAATCTCATCGTCCATTACTCCTTGGGCTCTGCAATTGACAAACTGCCACTGCTGACGTTTGTCGCTGTCGTCGAACTCGGGAACTTCGGGGATCACGCTGCTCATGTACAGCCCGAACATTTGGCCTGGCTGCGAGCCCAACTGCAACATGACGGGAATCGGCGAGCGCTGCCGCGCCGCCTGGTACAAACCCGGTGTGATCGCGTCGTCCTGTTGATAGAGACTGAACTCGACCGATACGTTGCGAATTCCGGGGCTGATACCGCGAGCCTCTGAAAAGCCGAACTCGGTGCTTCTCAGGTCCAGATTGTTATTGAAAGTCAGCTGCGCTTTGGTTACGGTAAAGAACTGCGAAGGCGCGGTGCCCAGCCAGGCTTCTCCCAGTTGACCGGGCACTAGCGCATACGTGAGCGGCGAGATCGCAGGTTCGGCGGGGAAAGCCGACAGGCTCGCCTGTCCGCTCTCAAAACTGGCGCTATCGACCACGTCGCTAGCCGCTCCGGAGAAAGTGAATTCCTGGAAGTCGCCATTCACGGCCAGCTTCACTTCGTTCACCGCCGCACCGGACAGAAGTCTCTGCACCGCCGTCCCTGGGGACCAGTAATCGAAAATAGTCAGGCTAGGCAACTCGGAAGCAGGCTGATACGTCGCGGTCGCCGTCATCACGGATCCCGGTCCGGTGGCGGTGGAGAAGGGAGCATTCACGGTGACCGTCTGTGCGTCCACCACTGTGGCCACAAACCGAATCTCCCCGGCCGAACTGACCGCCTGGCCCCGTGACAGGTTATGAGCGCCGACAAAAGCGATTACCGCCGGGCTAGAGACAGAGGCAACGGTGCCCCCGCCCCACATCGTGGGAGCGGCGCCTAAGGCCGCTTGAAACAGAGGTCCGTAGGCCGGCGGCTGGCTAGTATTGCCCCAGTTTGTCAAGTACGTCTTTAGCCCGAAGGACGTGGAACTCCGCAATTGACTCGGGTCGCCTAGAAACGTCCTTGTCCCCGTCTTGTCCTTGCGCTGCCCCTTCTGCACCTTGAACTGAGTGGTGAGTTGGACCGCCGGAATACGGTTCCCCGCCGTCACAGCGGGAGTCTGGCCATAGTTCGCCTCCATGGCCACGTAGAAGCGGTTATCGTTTGATGAAATATATGACATAAAGTTTACGTAAGGCTGCTTTTGTTACTCTTCGCTGACGTCCACACTAAAGCTGATCTTGGCGGTCTGCAGGAAATTGCGGCCGCCATGCTTTACCGGACCGTAATTAACCTCATATCCGCCGTTATAGGAGACTCCGTTGCCCCAATCTCCCCGGTTCTGATCGAGGACCATGGTCACCGCGTCCACATACATCTGCGACACTGTCTCCAGTCCGTCCACCCTGTCCTGGGAAATCCGGGTCTCGACGACCATGTTCGCCTCGCCGGAAAACGTGCGGAACTTCTCGCGCTGCAGATTCTTCACCGAGGCGCAGTATAGATTCAGGTTCGGATACCGCACCGCCTTGCTGCGCTCAAGGATCTCATTGGACACATTCTCGATCGTGATTTGACTCGCATCGAAGACCGGCGGCTGGACACCGTCCAGATCGGCGATCTCGGAGATGGTGGCCGGAACTCCCTGAAGCGACGTCAAGAGAGAAAGTAATGATTTTGTTGCTAAACTGCCCGCTTGTGCCATCGTTAGCCTCGCTGTAAGAGTCTGTCTTCCACGACATACCAGTCGGGAGTTTGGCCGGTGGGAAGTGGGTTCCCTTGAATGACTCCCGTGTTCGGCAGCAGCCAATCTGTCGCTAATGGAAGTGGGTTGCTGTTCTGAAGTGTAGGTCCGTCCGGAGTGAGACCTACATACACGTTCCAGCTGACGGCGTTCGTCGGCGGGGTCACAGGACTGACCACCAACTGCGTCCCATCTACCGTTTGTAACGCCACAACGTCGCTGGGAGCGCTTTCTTGTCCGGCCTGATTGAGCCAGGTGACGGACACATAAAACGTACTCCCGAACTGCGATCCGGTAATTGCCAGCAGGATCGGGGCTGTAGGTTTAGGAAGCGGAGCGAACATCAGGCCGATGCCAAACTGATAGGCCTGTTTCGCCGCGCCCAGGGCGCGCTTCTGATATTGCAGCCATTTACCCTGGTACCGGTCGTTCAACTGATTGTTGTACGCGTCTTCATAAACCAGCTCGATCGACTTTAGCGCATGCCAGCGCTTAACCGGATCTGTGACCACGACGTCGGAAGTCCCCAAAACTCTTCGCGCGGAGACGGTTTGAAGGACGAAGACAAGGTTGCTAAGATCGCGGGGAGTTTGCTTGAGCAGATAGTTCAATAGATCGGCCGCGATCTCGTCCTGGGCCAGCGCCAGCTTGGCGCTGAGATCGATCTGCTCCACGCTGGCCACATTCATCAGGCTGCTTTCGTACTGTTGCAGATCCTGTAGAGTGTTAATTTCTCCATCGTTAAATAGCGCCATGGGGTCGGGTCTCTTATTCTTGAAGCGTCCGCAGAGTTTCTTTCATGGCCTTCAGCACGGCTTCGTCCAGCGCTTTGGTACTTACTTCGCGAGGGGCGGGCCGCAGCGTCTTGCGGAATTCGGCCGCTTCCTCGGCGCCGGCCAGTAGCGCCCGGCCTTCAGTGATCAGGCGTGCCGCGGTTTCCCGCTTTACTTCCGTCATCCTTCCGGCTTTACCGCCGTCGGGCGTCTCCAGACTCACCACCACTACGTGCGCATCCGGAATCTGGCTTTCCAACTTACGCATCTTTTGATAGAAATTTCTTAAGTCCACGGGTTCCTCTCTAGTTGAGCGAAGGCCCGCAGCTATTGCCGCGGTCCTCCGTTGTACGCCTGAAGTTAGCTATTCACCTGGACGGCAAAACCGTTGCGCAGAACCGCGCAACCGTATAGGACGTCCACTGTGAACTGTTGCGCCAGCGTATTCGGCTGGTAGCTCATGACCACTCGTAAACCGAAATTCCCCATCTCCGCATATTCAGCGATGGCGCCTGTGCCGGGCAGCGGCTTCGGCAGGCGCCGAACCACCAGACCGATGGCATCCTTTGTGAAGGCCAGGTTGTGGGTAGTCACGGGACCGCTGCCGGTGTACGGAACGAACTGCGAGCGGAAGATGTAAAAATCTTTCATCTTGCCGACGGTGCCGTCGATCAACGCCTTCAGGCCCGCTTCGCCCGCCGTGTAGAATTCGCTGAACCGGGGAATCTGGCGCAGAGCCGAGTATGAGTTGGAGTCAACCACCAGGTACTTATTGGCGCTCGCAGGAACCTTCGCTGAGAACAACGCCGTTTCAGCCGCGTCGATCACCTCTTCGGTCAATGGCGTCGCCGTGGTTCCCACGGGTGTGTTCGCGGTAAATTGCGAGTACAAGGACAGCAGACTGGTCTCAATCTGCTGTGCCAGCGCAACCACCGCGGGCTGCATATACAGCTTCAAAAGATCGGGAACCGCTAAGACCTTGGTCACATCCGGGATTTGGAAGGATGCTTCCAGGTGAGTGTTGAGGACAATCTGCGCATTACCGATGTTCGGGTTCTGCGTCTGCACCGTCCCGCCTTCGGCGATGTTATTCGCTACCAGCACGGGAGGAATCGGAACGTTGACCGTGTCCCCCGCCTGCGCCAATGTCGGCTCATAGTCGCGATTCACCAGATTGCCCATGACCAGGTTGCCCGTAAGTGCGGGCAACGCGTCGACGGCTACCAGTTTGACAATCGCATTCGCTACATTTGCTGATGTAATTGATGGCATCTATCTTTCCTTTTGTCTCTTCTTTCTTGAATCCAGCTCTCTACTGACCTCGGAGGGCCTGACTGGCAAACCGCGAGATCTCCTGGCGTGCTCGTTCCAGATCTTCCGAACTCATGCCCGGTCGAATCTTGTCCAGATCGAATCCGCCTCCGCTCGGCGCTGGCTTCTGCACCGATCCCATACCTGAGCCGCCGGATATACGCGCTGGAAGTAGCTCCGGGTTTTCATTGACAAACTGCGACAGGTATTCCTTCATGGATTGTGGGCCGTTTTCGGTCTTGGCCACGAACCGGCCATCCTCGCTGCGCAGGATGTCGTCTCGCACCACGCGGTAGGCGAGATCGACTTTGGCAACACCGAGTTTCTGCAGTTCCGCCCGAATCGCCGAACCTCGTTCGGCCTCCTCGGCAGCTTTGCGGGAGCGCTGATTTTCATGAATCAATTCGTTCATGCGCTGCTCCAGTTGCTCACGGCGCTTGCGCTCCTCCAGCAACTCGGTCTTATAGGCCGGCTCCGCCTTGTTTTGCTCCGCCCTGACGAACTCCTCAATCGCTCCTCGAATGACTGAGCGCAAATCCGCCCCGTCAAGCTTCTGATCTTCCATAGCTCTCCTTCGGTATAGGGCCGGCCTCCAGGCCTGCCCAGCTAGTTTTGGAATCTGTTTGTATCGGACGCCTACGCGGCGTCCAACTCGCGCACGATCTGATCCTTAATGTCCTGCCTCACATCGCACAAATACTTCAGCGCGAGCTTCTTAAAGATCTGCTTCTTAAGAGTGGGAGAATCCAGCCCCATTCCCAAGAGTCCCTGCGCGTCCGCGAGCTCCGTGGAGAAGTCCCCAATATCGAACTCATCCATGCCCGAGACGTCGATTTCAAGACCATCCTCTCGAGCCAGGTTTATCGCATTGAGAACCCGGGTCATGGTCTCTTTTACTTCATCCCCGTAAGCCCGCAAGACCTCGTTGGTGATGGCGAAATCGCGCTGTTTGCTCAGACCCGATTGGCCGCGGCCGCTAGACAAGTCCCCTCCCGCCTGGTTGAGGTAACACACCCGGTAGATCTCGCCTTGCAGCCTGGTCAGGTTCTGGCCGGCGATGTCGAACACTTTTCCTTCCGGCTCCGTCCATCCAAACTTATCCTGCGGGCCCAGTTGGACGTAGTAGGATTCACCCATAATCTGGTTCCAGTCCCGCTCCGAATAGATCACCGGCATCGCGAATAACCCCATGGTCAAAGCCCAGGCCAACGCATTGGACTTGTTGAAATGTTCCAGTTGCAAAAGCCCGGCGCGATTCATCAGCCACTGCCCTTCGGATACCTCCAGATCGAACAACGGTACCCGCTGATTCCGAGCCATCCCGTGACGCCCGGACGCGGTTAAGCGGACCTGACCCTGACTCTCGGTCTCTCCCGTTTGCTCGTAGATCCGATAATTCTCCCGGTCGTAATACGCCCACCGCGTCTCTCGCGACCAGTTCGCGTCTTCGATGTTCGGCTTGCGCAAACCGGAGGTCCTCAGTACCACCCATTCGTAGTTTCCGTGCTCGTCATAACTCCAGTTGATAAGATCCTCGGCGGAATATCCAACCAGGTAAGCGCGCGAGGTGCCGCGCTCGTCCTCTTCCGCGCGGTTTACGGCAGGCGCCCACCGTGGAAAGTCGGTTAAAATATGACTCTTTCCGAAGATGAGCGCCTGGATGAAGCGAGCCCGGAAGAACTCTGTCAAGTTCGTCCCCTTGAGGTCGCAGTCCTCCGTAAAGGTGGTGAAGAATTGACGCGCCGGTTCGTTCAATCCTTCAAAGGAGTAGAAAGGTTCGCGCCGGAATAACGTCGCCGTATACCAATCGATAATCGATCCGATGTAGTTCTCATAGAACACTCGGATCAACCGTTCTCCGTACACGTCGGCCGGCTCCTTTTGGCGCCGGATTAAATAGCGGTCCGCGTGGCAGCGAAAGTGTTCTCCGCCGACATACATGTCCTGGTACTGGCTCCAGAGCGCTTTTTTGCCTGCGTAATCCGGATGCTCGCGATTTATGTCAAACACGCTTAACTCCTCATTTTCATTTCCGTGCGTTGGTTTACCAAAACAGCCGCTTGCCTTGCTCTCCAAAAACGGGTTGATCCCGGAACTCCTGCCACAGGAGATATCCGAGTGCGTCCGACAGATGGGTTCTCCTCGGATCCTTATCTTTGTCGATCCTCACGCTGTCAGGTATGTACACCACTTCTTCGAAGTCGGCGATCAAGTCCTTACACCGTGGCGAGACGGTCAGAAAACTGTCTCCGGCTGCCGACAGCAGCTTTGAATTCACTAATTCAACTCGCTCTCGTACCGGTGGATTGCTCGCCGGCACTTTGAACTTGGCTCGCTCATAACCCTCCCGCCGCAGGAACTCCGAAACAATCTTATAATCGGTCGTGCCGGCGGTCTGCCGCCGGGCGCCTGAGGCGTCTCCGTACACTACCAGACCCGCTTGATGATTCGGGAAGCGCGTGTGAAATTCCTCGCACGCCTCCAGAGTGCTGGCCCTTCGAAGCACGATTTCATCCAGCACGCGGATCTCATCGCCGTCCCGCTGAACGACCACGGAGCACATTGGGTCCACATTAAAATCCAGCGCCCAGAACAGCGGCAAAATACGATCCAGCTTCTGTTCTTTTACATTGCGCTGCCTGTCGAACGCGCTGTACACCGCTCCGGCATTGATGTTCACGTAATCGCCTTGTACTTCCTGCTGGAAAAAGCCCTCGTCGTAACTGTCCTTCAGGCGATCGTAGAAGTCCGGGACGCACTCCAGCAGATACCTGTTCTCGTACGGCTGTGCCCGGATCACGTCGTAGCCCTGGATCTTCTCGCGGACGAATCTCTTGTAGACCCAGTCGAACCCTTTCGGCGTCCACACCGCGAACCCACACAATTGTTTGGCTTCTGGATCCCGCAACCTTCCTTCCAACCGAAGCCAAGCCTCCTCGCTGGTATAAGTCAACTCGTCGATCCCGAACCACGCCAGATTCGTGCCGCGCAGCCGTTCAAATTCGTCCACGGCCCGGAACAGGATCTTCGTTCCGCTGTCCTTCATGGTCATCACCGACTCCGCTTTATTGAAGTCGTAGGGAATATCGTTTGCGTTCAGCACGCCGGTGAAACTCGTCAGGGTGGCATCGCGCAGCATAGGATAAGTCGGCGCGCCCACCAGTCCCAACCGCCCGGCATTGATATAACTCAGCCGAATCGCTTCATGGCACAGCGCCTGACTCTTGCCCGACCCCACCGGTCCGGAGAATCCTTTAAAACGCGCTGTGGAATCGTGGAATCTCCATTGCGATGGCAGCGGGCTATACTCTATCCGTCGATCGCGGATTTCTCCTGTCGTTTTACCCACGTGATCTTAATCTCCCCCGGCGCCAGGTCATCTTCCAACTCACGCTCTAGCTGGACCAATCGAATATAGTCGGACACAGTCACCTTGCCATCCGCCTTCTGCAATTTGTCTTCAAGAAGGCCGAGCCATTCTGAGATCTTCTTCTTGCGACTCTCAGGGGCGGGATCGTTCGCCTGTACCGGATTGTTTTTAGCCATACGCACTCCAAAAAAATGAGGCACCCCTCACGGAGTGCCTCGCACAACCTCTTCCTGTCACGAATGTACCTTTATTGGCCGGTCGCGTCCCGGCTCGGGCCCTGCAACCTTATGAAAACAATCAGCAAAATTTCTAAAAAAAAGCGTTACGATCTCGGCCGGGGCGGCAAATCCACTGTTTTTGACCTATTTTTTACCGGACCACAACGGCCGCCGGCAACGTTCCCGGCAGCGGAGCCTCATGCCGCGCGACCCGAACATCGGCAGCCAGCTTCTTGGCCACCCGGTCGGCGACGTCCGCTGCTGCGCCAAGGAATTTTCCTCCGGGGCTCTCCTGCGTGGTCGACCACAGGACATCCCCGTCCTTACTCACCAGCCGCACCGTCGCTATGGCCTCATGCTTCCGCTCCTCCGTCCGGCGTGATTCGTTTTCTCCCACGCCCGAGCCCGTCGAGCTTCGGTTGGAATACCGCGAATTGGACGAATTCCCCAACGGTAAAGCAAGCGAGCTTCTGCCGTTCACGTTGTCCGACGATTGGAACGTCTCGGTGAACGCTGTATCCTGCCCCGTGCCCTTGAGCGTTGCATCTGCTTTCTCCTGGTTCTCCGTGATAACAAAAACCTTCGTCGATTGAAGGCTGGTGATCAGGAGGTCCCGTAGCTTTAACGCCGATTCCCCTCCGGTTAGCAAATCCACGTACACCCGGCGGACTTTGGCGAGTTGAGCCACACTTTCATCTTGCGCCGAAGCCTGCGCCCGCAGTGCCAGACCGGCAAGAATCACGGTGGTAAGAATCAT